GTGTCGAGGACTTTTGCCCTCTTATTTGTTGTAATTATTCAGCAAATAAGGGGGTTTTTTATATTGGCTAGAGAGTCGGATATATTTTTAAATGACTTTTTTGTGTATTGCGAGTCGAAAAACTTATCAAGAAAAACCATAAAAAGCTATGATCAAACGCTGCGACTGTTTTTCATCTATCTGGAAAATGAACACAACATTACTGATGTACGTAACACAAAATCAACGCATGTTAGGCAATATATCAAGCACCTAAAAGAACGTGGCAAATACACAGTAGTAGGAAATGAAGGAAGTCAGCAAATCAACTTCCCTGATCATCGAACTGATCATGGTAAGCAGATAGGCGACACAACCATTGCTAATTATTTACGCAATATCAAAGTATTCTTCAATTTTTTAAAAGAAGAAGGCGAGATAAGAGAAGCACCGACAAAACGAATTGAAAACATCAAGCCAAAACGAAGGAAAAAACCGCTGTTATCCAAACATGATTTACAGCAAGTACTGCGCCAATTCGATATAACGATATTCCATGAGTATCGCACATACATGCAAATGCGCTTAATTTTGGATACTGGCTTGCGAGCAGGTGAGTGTTGTGCATTGATACCTGCCGATATCGATTTTAGAACTAAATCAATGCTTGTACGTAATCCAAAAAATCATATGGAGAGATATGTATACTTTAGCCATAAGCTTTCAAGGGAGTTGAAACGGTGGATGATGTATAGGGATAGATTTTCCGACTCTGATTTCCTTTTTCCAACTATTAGAGGTACACAACTTGATGTGCGTAACTTTGAAAAGTCGATACGTAAAGCAGGTATAAAAGCAGGTGTCGAAATTCACCCTCATCAGCTTAGGAATAATTTTGCTAAGTATTACTTGCTGGCTGGCGGTGATTTTGCCTCATTGTCGAGGATTTTAGGGCATTCATCTATTGAGGTTACTCAGCAAGCTTATTTGGATTTTACAGATGAAGAAGTTGGTAGAAAATATCAGCGGCATTCACCGTTAAATCATCTTGATATCTAATTTAAATAGGGGGGTAAGCAATGCAACTAGTTAAATCCAAACTACTGGACAAGCTTCATCAATCGGCACTCTTAATGAACAAACAACACGATTTAGACACAACGAATTGGGCTGAATTTTACCAACACATGGATTTACAAGCTGAGATTATGAAAATTGACATTGAAGTAACTGACTTATTTTTCGAAGAAGATGAAGCAAAACTAATGAGTAATTATCAATCAATTAATCAGGGGGAATTTATTATGAACAAGCCAAAAACTCAGGAATTTGAAGCCTTTGCTACATTAACAGCGCCAGTATCACTAAGCATAGCTGCACAAAGTAGACAAGCAGCGCATGAGGTAGCTTGCACTCAATTGGATGAAATGAGCATCGATTCCATCGAAATGACCGTTAAATTAACAGATGGTAGCACACAAACTCTACATGTGCATGATCATCACCTGCATTACTCCACCTTATTTGCAGATGATGAATGCTAAACAAACATAAAAAGAGCTACCAGTGTTAGCGCACTGATAGCTCTAGCTCCACTTACCACTGAGAGGCAGTAAGCAAAAACCTATTACATTTTATTTTACCTTTATTATACAAAAAATTCAAGGTGAAATATTCTGCCTCTCTTTGGTTTAAAACGAACGTATGTTCTAAATACAATCAAAGAGAGGTATTTATTATGACTACTACACACCTATCCAACGCAAATCTATCCGAATACAAGCAACTTTCTCCATTTGCTACAATTGACGAACTAAACACATCTATCCGCAATCACCTATACCATAACACTCACCACTTAGCCAAATCGGCTGTAAGCGTATTTAAATTGCTCTCACAACATTCTGTTAAAGCAACTGGAATAGCCTTTATGAAATATCAAACTATTGCTGAACAACTTGAAATTAGCTTCAGCACCGTCCGTAGAGCTATCACTCTACTTAAACAACACCAAATGATAGAAGTACACCGAACTATACGGCAAAAGGGAGAGCTTAAAGGCGGTTATGGACATTCTGTATTTATTATTACACCTTTTCTAAATAACGCTGATCAGTCGCCTGAACACTCGACATTGAACACTCGAAATAGCACGAAAAATAGCGACAAATCAGGTGTTGAATCACAAAAAACTGAAGGGGAAACTGGGCTTAGTGAATCTAGTAACCTATTAGATTTAAAAGAACGTACTACGCATAGTAAGCAGCAAACGGATAATAAAACTAGCACATCATATAATCCTACTCATAGCTTCTCTGAGCAACATAATTTACCAGCAACATATACGCCTAGTTATGTGCCAGAAGCCTTTGTGAAGGCTGTGAAGCCGATATTTGATGATGCTGTATTGATAGATAAGCTGTGGAGCAAAGTGTGCTTAGCTTATAGTAAATGTAACTTAGATTACAGTGTAGATGAGTATATTGATAATGTGCTGGAGGCTTTCAAATCAACTGTTTTAGGCTTGAAGAAGGGTAAGGTAAATAGCATGTGTGGATACTTTTATGGTGCGGTGAGTAGAGTTTTTGAGCGTGTGTTTAGTAATGAGCTATATGGTGTTATTAGTAATTAACCTGATAGCGTCGCAGACAGTGAGGATGTTTTTTGTACCCAACAAGAGAATAAGTGTAAAATCATTAGTTCTAGGTTGGGTACAAAAAACCCCCTTTGGGATAAAGTAGATACATGTAACAGAATATTTTGAAATAAAATAATACAGATAAATATATAGGATACTCAGAGCTTGCTGTGTGGATTTTAATAGAAAAGTAGACTTATGGTATTCAGGGAGTGTGGAATGGGTATGTGAGGACGTGAGTGGGGTTATATGGAAATCTATTATTTTTAGAAAAAGTAATATAAACCTATTGCAACGTGAAATAGAACGTGCTAAACTAATGGAAGGCACGCTTAAATGATAGAAATATTTTAATTTACTTAACTAACCTATATGTATAATACCACAGTAAACTAATATCTTTCAATGGAATCTTGTAATTAATTTTAGGGGGTGGTACCAATGTAATCCGAATGCTGCAAATAACAATAACACAAACTGCAACTAATTCTAAAAAATTAAGGAGAGGGTAAATGAAATGCTGAAATTTAACGATATCAAAGAGCTTGAAAACCACTTTGAAACGGAGGTTACGCTGTATGATAGCCCCTTTGATGATCGAATCAAACTAGAAGTAGATGAGCTGGAAGCTGATGAAACAGCCTATATCAATTTTACTGAAAATATGATCAAAAAAGACGCTGTCGGTGATTTACACTACATAAGAAAAGACAGCATCGAAACAAGTATAAACAAGGTAAGCTCTAATAGAACAGTGAGCGACATAAGGGAAAACATACTGAAGCAGCTTGATTATCAACTTGAATACGGTGATGATCGAATTGAGCAAGTTGATGAGCTTATACATAACAATGATTGGATAATTGAGCTTTTATCAACAAATATGATGATTGATAAGGAATTGAAAAGCCAAAAGGACTTTCTAGCTGAAGATAGTAATACCGATAAAGTTATACAAGTTATATCTGATTATTTACTTAGACCAAAATTTAAAAGCCAAGATGAGCAAGAAGAATATGAAGAGCTGAAAGATGAAAAAGAATACTTAAATGGGTTACATAAGGAAGATATTGATGCTGACACACAAGCTTATATTAACTCTGTATTTAACCAACTGGATACATATAAAAACAAACTAGTAGAGAACAGGAAAGCAAAGAATAGGCGCTTATATAGAGAGGCTCCAGATGGCGACATATTAACCAAGCCAGCACATAACGATAAAACAACTCAATTTGAAAAGAGTGTGTACACAACGCCAGCAAGGGTTATAAATGATGCCTATTGGGATGATATGTACCCAGATGAGGTAGTTAATAGGATACCGCATGTAGGCTATCCTGAAGAATCAGGCAAGGAGTTTCGACGCAACATATACGATAATTTTGAACATGAGCGTAACATGTTAAAGCAGCAACTTGGGTTACATATAAAGGACAGGAATGAGCGAGCTAATCACCAAGCTGATTTGATAAAGCATTTTGATAGGCAAAACATATCATATAAAAATAATGGCAATACCTTAAGAATAGATGGCAAACGAGCTTTGCAGTCGCTTAAAACGATGTACTCTGACTTTATGGGCGATTTTAAAGCCGCTGAGCAAATACTTATTGATGAGATACCAGTTAAATCAAAAGCTAATAAGCCAGTTTATAGCATACATAATGATACATATTACTATAACAAAAATGGTGAATTAGTAGAGCTGAGTAAGAATTTTGTAAATTATGGCACAGTGGATTTTTATTGGGCAATGATTGATACATATAGCGAGTTGGAAAACAATATTGCACATAAGCCAGATCATGAGTTTTGGGTGTTGCTGTTTGACTTTAAACGGATATTGGAGCAGACTGAGCTTACAGAATTGGAATATGAAGTATTAACCAAGAAGTTTCAAGGCTACTATGCAGAAGAGATATATAGGTATATTGATCAACACACTGATCACAATTGCTCTGTTGATAAGGTGAGGCGTATATTGAGGCAGCAAGTGCCTAAAAAGCTACTCGATACATACATAACGCAAACAGAAGAGTGGCTGTATACATATAAGCTAAAGGGTACATATAAAAAATGCAGGAAGTGTAAACAAAATAAGCTGATGGATAATAACCGATATTTTAAGAAAAATAAATCAACAAAAGATGGCTTTCGAGCCACCTGCAAGTCGTGTGGAAATTGATGTAAAAAATGGTCGGAGGGCGCATGAAAAGCGCCTTCTGATGGTTATAGTTATTGTCTGACACAAATGTAAAGGAGTGCAAATCTTAATGAAAACTAACAATTATTTTTACTGTTACAATAAGCTGCTTTCTTTTTATATTCAATCAAAAGGCGAAGAGCCAATTACAGTTGCAAAACACATGAAAACAAATGATGTTTTTTCCGTATTCGAGCGGAATACACTGGTTATTAATGCAATTGATGAGTTTAACGATAATGAAATTTAACCCCTGAATTGGAGTTGAAATTTCACTTTTTATAATTTGGTGATTTAAATGGTGGAAATTTAACCACTAAATTTAATAAATATTTCACTATCACTACTGTGAAATGTCACCCCTGATTTGAGGTTGATATTTCCAAATAGGGGAAATTTAACTACCCGAAAATGATAAAAGTTTCACAGATTACAAATAAACTAAAAGTTTATTAACTAATAACTTACATAGTAAGTCTAAACACATAATCAGCAAATTTAATCAAATCTACTATTTAAAAAATTCTGGAGGGTTTCTATGGCAAGTCAGCAAAATGATTTTATTAAAGTGTTTGATAAGATGTTACAGCTTAATAGCAAACATAGATTAAACGAAAATGAGCTATACATATACTGCGTATTACATAAAGAAGAAAAGTTTAACAAGACGGTTAGCACTATTTTAGATTTGTTAACTTTGGTTATGCCTTCACCTTTTGTTAAAACGGAAAAAGATAACAAAGCAAAAATTAAAGAAGCACTAATTGGACTCTATGAAAAAAACATTCTCATTGTGCATAATGATATTGATATTTACAACTTAAAGGCAAAAACATTGCTGATTGTATCTTTGAATTATGATTTGCTAAGCAGATCGAACAGCAAACATTCGGGATTTGAAAGGTTATATTATAATAAATTTAACCAATTCGATTCTGCTAGAGATTGTTTTATTTATTGCCATGCAGCCAAATGGAGCAAAGGCTCTACTATCAGCTATAAACAATGGGCTGAATTTTTAGATGTAACCGACAGGCAAGCAAAAAATATAATTAAAGATGCTGTGCAGCGTGGTGTAATTTACGTAAATACTGGTGATTACATAAAAAATGATGATAAATACATACAAGAAATGAATACATACCATACTGATGCTGTTGATGAGGCAAATAAAACTGAGCGCCAAAAAAAGAAGGATAACGAAGAAGAAATTAAACAAAATGTGAGAGCTGCTAGTTATGAATATGATGAATTTGAGCTGAAAGAAGCACTGAAAGTGTTTAAATCAAAGCAAAAAATAGATGCATATGAGTATGTTATATACCAAACAATTGAAGACAAATATAATAGAAGTAAACATTTGGATAAAAATGAAATGAGCGTTTATGTAGCAGCTAATGAGAGATTTGATCAAATAAGAAAAAGTGAAAAAGGTAATGGAAAACTTGATAATTTATACCGCAGAGCTAAGCGACTATTAGCTGATGAAAGCGCAATGTTTTAAATAATTACATAATACATAATTAACTTATCGATTAAGGCAGCAGGCATTGGCTTGCTGCTTTTTATATTACCGTATAGGCAATAGTTTATACGCTAGTGGCTAATAATTAAGCCTTCCAACAGTGAATAAGCTAGGGTGAGATGCCTAGCTACAGTGAAGCAATAGGGGAGGTGAGATGCTCCCCTTAAATCACTTTTGGAGGGTATTAAAATGAATGATGTGCAAGTATTTAGCAATGATCAATTTGAGGTAACAGCGAGGGAAAATGGCAGTGAGATTGAGTTTGATGCAGCGCAAATTGCTAGGAATTTAGGCTTTACTACCGTAGCCACAAGTGGCAACGAAACAATCAGGTGGAGCAGAATCAACAATTACCTTGATGAGTTTGGCTTTCGGCAGCAGGTTACGAAAGGCGGTTACATACCTGAAACTTATGTGTATCTACTAGCAATGAAGGCAAACAACGAAGTTGCTGTTAGCTTTCAAAAGTTTATAGCATTCGATGTGCTACCGGAAATACGTAAAAACAAAGTTTACATAGACCCTTCAGCGACAGATCAGGAGATTGATCATGCTGTTAAATTTTCTACTCCACAAAAACGCAGAAAGCAGCTTATGGAAGCTACAATTGATGGAGAGCAAAGTATATTTGCTACATATGATCAAATTGGTGAGTATATCAGCAACTGGACTGCTGATGAGAAGGTGAAGGTACTGAAGCACGTTGAGCTTGCTTTACTTGATAAAAAGGATACATACGGCACAGATATAGCTTTTGTTGCTAAAGTGGAAGAGTTGTTACGGAAGGTAGCAAAAGATATTGATAAGATTAGAAATTGGCAAAATGGAGCACAAAAGAGGGAATTAAGCAAAGCTAATAAGCAGCTTAATGCTAAGTTGAATGAATTAGAGCCGATTGATATTAATCAATATTATCGTTTGCCTCATCATCCGTTTACAGAAAACAGTATGTATAAGCCTATTACGTTGAACAAATGGGGAAAGTCAGAAGCATATCGAAATTGGCAGATGTATTTTCCTTATTTCAAAATGCCGGATGAGAACGAGCTGGATGTTGATTGGGATAAGCCAGTGAAGATTTACTTAGCATATGATTGTTTGCCGAGTTATGATATTCAGAATTTTCACAAATCAGCAATTGATATGATATTTGATTATTACGGGCAAGATGACGGTGTTGTTAGCAATGTTGATATTAAAACAAATAAGCATGTCGATAGCTTAAGTGACGGGCGTATTTATTTTTATCTATGTAATGAATAAAAGTACATAATTAACCATTTTAATAATAGCATGTTGAGTTTGATAAAACAAATATAAAAGGGTGGATATATATATGGAAGATGTACATATCGATAATATTAGCTTAGAGCAAAACTTGGAGCGCATTAAGCGATTAGAAGATGAGTTTAAAGAGATGAATAAGCAAATGGAAGAGCGTTTAAACAAAAACTAATATAAAGGGTGGATATATATGGATATTAAAAATTTAGAGCAACTAAAAGAGGCTAATAGTTGGGCTGTTAAAACTGTAAGCAGAAATACTGAGAAGGAAGCGACTGAAGTGTTTAATAATTGGGTCGATAGTTTAGATAAAGTGCTAGACGAAGAGTATTTTTTGGATATTGCTAAAGCGATTGTTATGATTAAAGATAAAGAGAGGCAAGCGTATAATAATATTAAACAATAAAGATCACAAATCGATGTGGACTTACATATTTAAAGACACCTGCTGTAATAGTAGGTGTCTTATTTTATTAATTAAGCAGGTGATAAATTGGCAAGCAATAAGGAAATGCTAAGTAAAGTTAATTACTCGATGGATATAGTAAAACGTATCAAAGCAAATGAGCCATTTACACAAGCAGAAAAGGAAAAGATACTTACTGATTTTGTGGGCATGAGTGAGGATAATAACAGCTACTTCACCCCATTCGAGATATGCGAGTTTATTTATAAGCTGCTTGATATTAAAAATGGTAAAGTAGCTGATTTGTCTGCTGGCATTGGTAATATGGTAAAACCAATGATAAAAACATATGGAGAGCTAGAGGGTAATGTTGAGGTCGATTTATACGAGTATGATGAAAACAACTCAGTAGCTTCTGAAATGGCATGGAGTGATTTTGCCCAAGTAAATACATATGGCAGTTTTGACAGTATTGATCGAAACGATGAAATAGGTGAGTATGATTTTATTATAGGCAATCCACCATTTAGTGGTTCAGTTCCATACTGGTGTCAGTGGAATCACGCTAAGAATGGCAAAGCAAAAAAGAATAATATATGTGATGCTTTTGTTGATTTAGCGATACGCAAAACAAAAGATAAAGGATATATTGCTTTGGTTTTACCATATGGGCATTTGTATAAAGGAAATGCTACGGAAAAGCTGAGAGAGTGGATGAAAGATGAGGTTGCTCTCAAAGGTATTTTTCCACTGGATAGCAATACATTTAAACAGGCTGGATTGAGTGGTACTAGTGTAAGCACAGTGCTGTGTGTTTGGCAAAAAGGGGTAAAGCAAGATAAGGTGTTTTTTGGCGAATTGGATGATAAGGATGAGCTAACCAAGGAGTTAGATGCGCTTGCGTATCACTTTCATTTATTTAATTCAGAATATTATGACATATCGTATGCGAGTGATCATGTGTGTGGCTTATGTGCCTATATGGAAGAGGTGGGAACATGAGCTGTTATGTGTGTAAAAAGGATATGGAGAGCTACATGTTAAGCCAATATAAGCTTAAACAAGGTGGAACAGTGGATATATGTATTGAATGCGAAAATACAAGTGAATATTATTTTGATGTAATCAAGCGAGAGTGTTTGATTGATGGGGAGAGCCTGGAGCTTACTGCTAGTGATGAAAAGTTGATAAAAATTGAAAAGAAGCAAAGGAAAGAGTTAGAAGAAGAGCAGGAGTTGCTTGATGCTGATAAAGGCGTATTTTTGTTTACAAATGAGCCAAATAAAAAGCCAGAGTATGATGGACAAGTTATGCAATATATCAATCAATTTTTAGGTGTTGAAGATGAGAGTCATTTGCAACGCTTTAGGTTTACTTATCCAATGAAAAAACATTGGCATTTAGAAGAATGGGATGGATTAAGCAACGTACATATTTACCTTGATAGCGTTAAAAAGAGCAAATATAAGGCTAAAAAGCCTGAAGAGACAGAGTACAAAGAAAGAATACGCAAATGGTATAGTGGACGGTTTGAGAGTGATCAGGACTTCTACAATGCAACGTTTGGCTTTTCTATAGATAAAGATGAGCCGATTGATAGAGTGTGTGTGGACTATGGCTTTTTGTGCTCAAAAAAGCATAAGGTGAGTAGGTTGATTGCTGGATTATTGAGTGATGCAGGCTATGATGTGGCAGATAAAGTGAAGAGTTGATACATATCAAAAGGTGATTAAAATGGAAAATATTACGGTAAATTTAGATTATAAGGTGCTTGCTGAAGTAGATGAGCATAGAACGATTGGGTTGTTTTTAAATGGCAGGTTAGCACATATAGTGTCTGTTATGAGGTAGTCGCTGCAAATGCAGTGACTATTTTTTTGCTTTCGACTGTTTTTCGATTAGCAAATAAGGAAGTCAGACTGTTTATCTGCACTCTCCAAGAATATATAAATTGGAGCTGATGCACATGGAAGAAAAGTGGAAACCAGTTAATGTAGAGGGATATCAGCAATTTTATCAAGTGAGCAATTTAGGTAGAGTTAAAAGTTTAGATAGAGTTGATCGGAGAGGTCAGCTTCGAAAGGGTAGAGTATTAAAACAGAACCAATCAAATGGTTATTACTTCATTGGCTTGCGGAAAGACGGTAAAGTAAAACAAATTGATATTCATCGTTTAGTTGCTTTAACTTTTTTAAACAATTCGGAAAATAAACCGGCTGTTAATCACATTGATGGTAACAAAGTGAATAATTGTGTAACTAACTTAGAGTGGGTAACCCACAAGGAAAATAGTGAACATGCTGTAAAAACTGGGTTAACAAATATTAGTGGTGAGAACAATGGAGCTGTAAAGTTAACTGAAGAAGAAGTGAAAGATATAGCAAATACATATATAGATACCAACTTAACAATTCAGCAAATTGCAGATAAATTTGAGGTTAGTGATGGTACTGTTAGTAATATTGTTACTGGTAGAGGATGGACACACTTGTTTGATAAAAACCCTTCTGACATAAAACAAGAAAAACATGAGAGATTTATTGATGATATTATCAATGAAATTGTATTTACCGACTCCAAATACAAGGAGATTGCTAGTAAATTTGATGTTAAGGTTAGTTATATTAATGGTATTGCTTATGGCATATCTTATAAACACCTATATGATGTTAAACCGAAACTACAAAGAGAACAGAGACAAGCGCAAGAGAAGGATGAGTTGATATATAATTAGTGTCAAGGTTAAATACTTGACACATAGTCTTGATGTAAGGGAGGGCGAGAGATGGAAAACTTACCTGATAATCAGCAACATGCTGCTACGTTGCTAGCCACTGGACAAATGACAAAGAAGGATATAGCTAGAGAAGTGGGCGTTGCTAGACAAACTTTACATGAGTGGATTCAGAAGGGGAAGCTGGAGGCTGAAGTAGACAGGCTTCGACTGGAGGCAAAAACTCAGGGAGAAAATTTTTTAATTGGTAAAGTAAACAGAGCAGTAAATGAAGTGTATGATTTAGCTTTAAACGCTGAGTCTGAGAAGGTTAGGCTGGAAGCACTCAAGTCTATATTAGATCACGCCATTGGCAGACCAACTAATAAGCACGAGATCACCACCAATGGCGAGCGCAAGGTGATTATAGATAGCGACGAAATGCAGAATGTGTTTGATCACATTGGCAATACACAATCTACTACACAGCCAGCACAAGCCAGCACACAGCACTCTGATGATATAGTGGAGGCTGAATATAGTGAAGCTGAAGATGAGACTGAGAGTGGAGATGAGTAGGTGAGATATCTGCTTAATTTTATGCACTACTTAAAGCTAAGTAGTAAAATGATGAAACGCTGAAAGTACTGATAAATCAAGTGCATGTTTTATAGGTGGTGCAACTGTTACAAATTACAATGGTAAGTGTTGATTTATCAGTATATTTAATTCATAGTTTTTTCGCATATGATTTATTTTGCGAAGTTATAAAGGGGATTTTTTGTATACGAACAGTATATAAATACATAAAATGCATAAATGTAATTAAGGTAAAAGCTAAATTTTACAGAGTGAAGAGCAGGGGGATATTCTAAACTGTGGAAGCTGGCTGATGGGTTGGGGAGCTACACAATTTTTTATATAATAACACAACCTTCGAGCAAAAAATGTTAAACTAGCACTAAACATTTCCAGTTGGTGAAACTATGAATATTTCCCTTGATCAAATTATTGCATTTTTAACAGGTGCTATATTACCGACAACATTTTTTTTGATTAAAAATTTTATCATTGATAAGCCCAAGTTAGCTTTTACTATAGACAAAACTAAGCCTTTAAAAGTTGTTAGTATGATTTATGATGGTTGGGGTGGAAAGATTGTTACAGAATTAGGTGAGTATGAAGAAGATGCAATCAGTATTGAGCTTAGATTGAATGGTACTATTAGTAACAAAGGTAAACGAAATTTGTCTATTATTAGTATATATCTTGAGAATGATGGTATTGATAAGCCCACTTTAATTACAAAAAAAATCTTTTCCTTAGAAGAAGGTAATGGAGAAAAAATAAGTAGGGAAGTTGTGGCTGGTCAACAGGAAGCTGATGCATACATTAAATATAACTCGTATCTATTGGTTATTGATCATCGAGGAAAAAATAAGAAAATTAAACTAGGTAAAGCTATTAACTCACTAACTAATTAGTTGGTGAGCCTTTTTATGTCCAACAGAAAGGAGGTACTCAAATCACAACACAAACAAACCAAATACACACTCAATCTAATCTTATTCTATTAGCAGATTACCTAACCAAACACTTCGGCAGCACCAAAACTAAACAACTCATGTCCGAATACCAGCAAAAATCAGAGCAACACAATCACGATTATCTATTTGGCGCACACTCTTTATCCTATCAATTAGGCGAGAAGGACATATCATTCTTTTGCCAATACTATCTTCAGGATTATTTTCTACCCAAGGACACCAACACAGTCAGACCTTTAGCGCCTCTCCATTTCGACATTTGGGCTGAGCTTGAAGATATCTTTCTACACAACAAAAGAGACAAACAACTCTTCATCTTGCCTAGAGGTAGCGCTAAAACAACCATCATTGATATGGCTTTATCTGTTTGGCTACACGTTTACCGCAAGTCAATCTACTCTATAGTATTAGCAAACAGGGAATTAGACGCTATCAATTTTGTTGATCAAACACGCAAAGCGCTCAACTCACCTTATCTAATAAATACATTTGGTGAGCTGGTACAGCCTAAGCAACGCACAGTAAATAAACTTGAGCTAGAGCTAATCAACGATACTAAAATATCAGCTTACTCGTCAGGCTCATCTGTTCGTGGTGCTTCCTATGTATCGCCACAAGGTATTTATAGACCAACAGCCTACATAGCTGATGACTATATCAGTGAACAGGATATATTAACGGATGATGCAAAGCAGAAGAAATATGTGAGATGGCTCAAAGAGATTGAAGAGGGTGGTGATGAGGCTGTATATCGTAATGGTCAGCTTATTAAACCAGCGACTAAATTTATTGTGTTGGGTACTCCACTTGCCAAGGGGGACTTTATTGATCAGCTAAAAGCCAATCCAGAATATAAAACATATCAAAAGGGTGTGGTTGATTTCGATGTTGATGAGTATTTTGAGCAAAACGAATATTGGCAGCAGTTTAAATCAATATATTTTGATAGCACATTAGATGACCCTGAAGCTGAGGCGAAACAATACTATCAGGATAATACTGATCAAATGGAATTCCCTACAATTTGGGATAAGTTTAATCCACTTAATTTAGCTATCAGATACTTCAATAAACGAATCGCCTTTATGCAGGAGTTGATGTGTAATATTGAAAATGTAGGAGACAAGTGGTTTAAATCAAATAGAATAATGAGCGCAAATGAAATGAATGAGCTTGAGTTTGAGAATACACTATTAGCAATAGATACAGCAGGCGTTAAAAACAAAAACAAAGCTGCCTCTGACTACTTTGCGTTCACATTTGGCTCTACATACAACGGATTTAAATATGTCCGCAAAGCTGAGTTACATAAGTTTTACGATTTCGACGAATACATTAACAAAGTGATTGATTACCTACTGGAATATGAAGAGCTTGCCACTATCTACATCGAGAAAAACACCTACACAGGGTTAGATGTTGAGCGAATACAAACAAAAATATCAGAACATTCTGAACTTAAAAGACGCAACATTACCTTTATTAATGAGATGCAACGTAAAAACAAAGACGAGAAGATCAGCACTATAGTTAGTGATGTGAATAATGGCAGAGTAATATTTTGCTCTGAGTTGGTTGATGATGAGTTTTTACAGCAAGTGATGAGCTTTCAAGGACAAAAATATTCAGCACATGACGACGCAGCGGATTCATTGGCTGAATTTGTAACAAGAATCGATGAGCTGGATGAGCAGACACCAAAGATTAAAGTATCACCTAGCTCACTATTATTCTAGGGAGGTGAATTAATGGATTTAACAAGGGATATTTTACGCAAATCATTAAAGGAATTACGTAAACAACAGCAAAAATATAGTGTAAACAAACGCTACTATGATGGGCAGCACGATATAATTTATAAATATGCGGAACAAGATCAGCGCTCAAATCAAAAAGTAGTGGTCAATTTTTTCAAAAAGTTTATACAGGACGAGGTCAGCTATTCACTTGGTAATCCAATAAGTTACATATCTAAAAGCCAAAACGAAGAGGTACTTGAGGAGATAGATAGCAACTTTAGTCATTGGCAAAAACGGCATGATCAGTTATTAGCAATTAAAACAGCTACTTATGGCTTTGCGTTTGAGCTTGATTATGTGGATGAAGATGGAGAGTTTAAGTCTACTGTACTTACTCCACTAAATTGTTTTGCTATCGAATCGGGTAGAGCAGATCAGAGTATTCAATTGGCTTTACATAATTATAAAATTAGCCAATTCAGCGAAACGGAAATGTTAGATGTTTACCATAGCAACAAAATTTATACATACAAGCTGAGCAAAAATGATGCTATGTCACTTGTAGGAGAGAGAGAGCACATCTTTGAAAAGCCACCTATTAGAGTTAACGCATATAATGAAGAGAGACAATCACTGTTGGTTGATATTAAATCAGAAAACGATGCTTATAATAATACTCTATCTGATTTGGTTAACGAAGTATCAGACTTTAGGCAGGCTTTTTTGCGTATCACTGGTGCTGAATTGGATGAGGATGAAGCTAAAAAGATGAAGAAGAATGGCATTATTCAAATATCCAGTCAAGCTCAAATTGACTTTTTGACAAAAGAGATTAATGATACCTTTGTTCAAAATTTGCTGAGTGAATTAGAAGAAAAGATTTATAAGTTGTCCAGCCATATAGACGTTAACGAAAAAATTTCCAGCAACGTCTCGGGAGTCAGTCTACGGTCTAGAATGATAGGACTCGAACAAAAATGTAGCCTTATACAGACTATGATGGAATCAACTATCAAAAAGCGCTTGAAAAACTTCTTCCATTACCTATCTATTAAGCATGGTAGGGAGTATAACTACAAAGATATAAAGACAAATTTTACCATGAACATTCCGCATGATTTAGTTAACATAGGTGACTTTATTTCCAAAGTTGAGAAGAATGTATCACAGCGTACCATACTCAGCCTGCTACCATTTATTGAAAATCCAGAGCATGAGTTAAAACAGTTTTATAAAGAACAAAAAGAGAAGCGCAACATGGAGATGGAGGGGCAAGTTGACCTTGAAAATCTAGGTATCAACCCTGAAGCGCTAAATGGTGGCGATAACAATGAGTGATAATTTACCCGATTCCATACTAAACGTAAAGAAGCTAATGGAGCGTAAAGCAAGCGGTGATATGGAGCCACTTATGAAAGCTTATAAAGACTCACTTGATAGAGTACAAGGACAGCTATCACAAATTACCAGCAGATATACTGAAGGTGGAGAGCTTAGTATCAGTGACGCTCAGCGTTATTCAGCTCTACAAGATTTAGAAGAGCAAATTGCTGAGCAAACTAATCAACTTGGTGAGCTGGATGTGGAAATTAGTGAACGAACGCTAAAGAGAAGCTACTCAGAAGGTTATTATAGGACTGCTTACCACTTGGAAAGAGGGATGAGTGGAGGCGGTAGCTTTGGTTTACTTAGACCTGAAATGGTAGAACAAGCTGTTAATATGCCAATAGAAGGCAAGATGTTTAGCGACAGAATTTGGGATAATAAGGATAAGCTGATTGAGCGTACACGGGGATTATTAGAGCGCTCAATGGTTGATGGTGCTGACCCTGCAAAGCTTGCTAGGGAGCTGACTAAACAGTTCAATACTTCAGCTTACGAGAGTGCTAGGTTAGTACAGAACGAGGTGGCTAGGTGTACGAGAGAAGCTGCGGATTCGATGTACAAAAATTCAAACGTTGTCAATGAACTAATGTTCGATTCTACCCTTGATAGCGACACTAGCGATACATGCAGAGAACTCGATGGCACTCGCTACAGTATCGACGAGATCGATACTAAGCCGCAGATTCCAAGTGATACGCATGTTGGCTGTCGCTCAGATTACATTCCAGTTGTCGATGGATGGGAGCCTACTACTAAGCGTGATAACGAATCAGGTGAAACTATTGATTACGAATCATACCCGAAATGGAAGGAATCCAAGGGTATTAGCGACGAGGTTGATGATGATGAGTAAATTAAAATACTTGATTTACTACATATTTGTATATGTTTATTTACGATTCACTTCTATTAAATGAAGTGATTTTTTTATGCACAAATTTAATAACAAAAATATTTTGCGTCGTTAGGGCATTGCGTTAACGGGGCTATGGAGGTAATTACATATGAATTTAGAAGAGGTAAAGCAGTTTTTGGAGCAAAATAAAGATGATGAGCAAGTGAAAGAATATCTTCAGGGGTTACAAAGTGATAAAAAAGTAACCGTTGAAGAGGTTCAACAACTAGCTCAACAGGATTCTGATGTGAAGAAGTGGTTGGATAGTGAAAAAGATCGACATGCAAATAAATCATTGGAAACGTGGAAAAACAATAATCTCGAATCACTTGTAGAAGATGAGGTTAAAAAGCGAAACCCTCAAAAGGATGAAAAGGATATCGAGATCGATAAGATTAAGCAGCAGCTTGCCGACATGGAAGGGCAGAAAACTAAAGAAAGCCTACGCAATAGTGCACTCAAGCAAGCTACTGATAAAGGTATTCCGCATGATGTGATTGATTATTTGCTGGGCGACGATGAAGAGAGCACACTAACTAATCTCTCTACATTTGAGAAGTCGATGCAACAATATGTTGATAGCAAAGTGAATGAACGTGTTAAAGGCTCAAGCTACACTCCACCTGCCTCAGACGATGGAAACACAAAAACCTTTACGCCAGAAGAGCTTAATGAAATGAGCATTGAAGAAGTAAATGCTCAATGGGACACCATTAAAGACTCCAGCACATTGGAGCAAATTAGCAAAAATTAAACAAAGCAATGAGTTTAGCCATGCCCAGCGCATGGTTTTTTTAATGCACAAATTTAATTAAAAATGAGGAGAATGATAGGATATGTCAGTAAATAGTTTTATTCCAAAAGTTTGGGAAAGTCGACTACTACACAATTACAAAAGTAATTCAATTGCAGGAATGATTACCACAGCACCAACCGAGGTAACAGGTAACACGGTTAAGTTTAACCGCATTGGTGCAGTAGATGTGAATGATTATGATGGAGAGGTTGATTGGAGCGAGATTTCCACTACTTCAGTCGAGCTTAATCTTTCCGAGAAAAAATACTTTTCCTTTGTTTTGGATGATGTGGATGCTGCCCAATCTGCGGGGGAATTGATAGACGACGCGACAGAAGAAGCCAGCGGTAGCTTGCAGGAAAAGGTAGATCAATATGTGCTTTCTCACTACGCTGATGCACATGAAGATAATGTAATCGGCTCTGATGAAGAAGCAGTTGAGCTAACTGTTGATAATACATATGATAAATTGGTTGATTTGGGTACTAAATTGAGTAAAAAGAAAGTACCTAAAGCAGATCGGTATGTTGTTATTAACCATGATGTGCTAGGTAAATTGAGTAAAGATGAGCGCTTTACTCGCAATTATGAGATTCTAGAGAATGGTGTTGTTGACGGTGCTTCTGTTAATGGCATGACTGTAGTAGTAACCGAAGAGACACACGTTGAAGATGGTGTTATTAAAGTAATGGCTCTACACTCTTCTGCTATTGGACTAGGCGAGCAAATCAACGAGGTTGAAGCTATGCGCCTACAAGATAAGTTTGCTGATGGTGTACGTGGTCTGATGGTTTACGGTGCAGTTGTTAAACGACCTGAAGCATTGGCTACGCTTAACGCTACAGTAGAGTAATTATTGATTGGGGGAGTGTTGCGCTTCCCCAATTATATATACCTATTATAGCCCATTTTGTACATAGCAATAAATAACCCAACAGAAAGGGTGATTAAATGAAATTTAAAAACAAAGATACCGGACTAGTTTGGAAAGTAACGAATGAAGCCCATCAAAAGCGCCTACTCAGCTCCACTAAATTTGAGCAAGTAGAAAGTAATAATGAAGATAATACACCTACTGAAACGCCAACAGAAGCAACACAGGAAGCTGATACAGAAGAGACTGAATATACGCCTGATGATACGCCTGATGAGCAAAAAGAAGCACCTGAGCAGCCTGATTATACTACTATGCAGTGGCATGATTTACGTGCTTTAGCAGCAGAAAAAGGGCTACAAATTCATGGTGTGAAGCGCAAAGAGCTTGAGGCTGATTTGCAAAAAATAGGTGATCTATATGGACATTAAAGATACCATCAAAACGATGCTTGATATTGATGATGACACTAAAGATAAGAAGATTGAGCTGATGATTGATAGTCATAAGCAGCAGATTAAAAACTATCTGTATAGAGATGATTTCCCAGATGAATTAGATCATATTGTCGCTGAGATTATCGTTGAAAAAACTCTCCATAATAAACGAGTAACCAACAGTGGAGATATTAGTTTTGAGTATACTGTATCTGAATCAACCCTTGAAAAATATGAGAATCAGCTTCAGCGATTTCGTAAAGTGAGGGCATTATGATGTTGTTCAATACTGAAGAAATTATTGAGAAAACATTCAACCTTAAAGCTGATGTAGAGGGATATGTGGAAGAAACTACTGATTGGGGCGAAACGCAGACTGAGCTAGTAGATAAGTATACAGATATGCCATGCACTGTATCTCAAGGAGTGAGCAGAAATATCACACGAATGACCGCCAATAGCGAAATAGAGTATGATATTGTGCTGTTTTATCCTGCTGATAAGGTGATTAACGCAGGTGATAAGGTAACTATTCACTATAATAAGGAAGCAAAGCGTACATTTGAAGCTGGCGAAGGCTATTTTTTTAGTGATCACTGTGAAATTCCACTTGTAAAGGAAGGTGAGAGCTGATGGATACTAAGGGATTCGATGACCTACAAAAGCAATTAATGGATGTTGCTCAAAATGAAGCACCGCAAATGATCGATGATCAAGTTGAGCGTATGCTTACTATGGTACTAGCTGATGTAAAACTACTAACACCTGTTGATTCCGGTAATTTAAAGCGTAGGTGGATGATATCTGATATCGCCAATGGGCAAGGTAATGTAGGTACTAACGTAGAGTATGCTGAAGCTGTTGAAAAAGGCTTTACTCATAAACCATCGGGTGAGTTTGTACAAGGTGCACACATGCTTGAGCAATCTTTGGAGCAGGCTGATGATCGAGCAGATAATGAATTAAGCGACTTTTTTGATCGGCTAAAAAGTGAGCTGGATATGTGATGGGAAATATTACTCTAGTCGATACACAAAGGGCTGTAATTAAGCAGCTACATAACAAATTTGATTACAAAATATATGCTGAACACATACCACAGGGCTTTGAGAAGCCTTCTTTTTTTGTTTACATGCTTCCACTTGAGTCTACTCATTCAGCACATTATATGGAGCACAGCGTTATTGTTAAGATCAAATATTTTGGTGATACAAACAGCTCTAAATGGGAAATGGCAGACGAGTTAGCTAAATTATTCAGCTCTGTTTTGCCTATAAAAGATAGAAAGATAACAGTTACCCGAACAAATCAGGAGATTGTAGATGATCACCTAGAGTTTACTGTTAGGCTGCATTTTGAAGTAGGCACAGCTCAGATTGTTGTGAATGAAAACGATGAAGGTGAAGAGGTATATACGATAGTTGATGAAACCAGTGGATATACAGATGGGCAAGTTGAACTTGCCAGAGAACTAAACGAAAGGATGGATTTATAATGGGAATGCCAGAGGTACAGATTCAGTTTACCAGTAAAGCTATTACAGCTATCGAACGAAGCGAGCAAGGTATTGTGGCGTTAATTATCCAAGATGAAGAAGCAGATGAGGGTGTTGCTAGCTACACTGGGATTACTGATTTAGATGAAGATACATACACTGAACAAAATTATGACTATATTAGAATGGCGCTTGAAGGTACACCTTCAAAGGTGATTGTAGTTAATGTTGGTGAAGATGGTAGCGCATTAGATGGCGTTGAAAAACTGAAGAATAAACGCTTCAATTATTTAGCTGTTCCATTTGCTGATGATGAAACTGAGGATGTTGCTACGTTTATCACCGAACAACGAGGCAATAAGAAGAAAACATTTAAGGCTGTATTAGCCAATGAATCAGCGGATAATGAAGGTATTATTAACTTTACCGCAGATAATATTGAAGTGGATGGTACTACATATACAACAGCAGAGTTTACCCCACGTATCGCAGGTGTATTAGCGGCTATGCCACTTACTCGAAGCGCTACATACTCTGTATTAAATGAAGTAGAGAGCGTAACAGAGCCAGATGATTTAGATGAAGCGGTTGAAGATGGCGAGCTATTTTTAGTGGACGACGGGGAAAAAATTAAGATTAGCCGAGCTGTTAACTCGCTTACTGATGTTGGTGATGGTGAATCCGATGAGTGGACTAAAATTAAAATTGTTGATGCTATGGATCAGATCAAAGATGATATCCGCAACACTTTTAATGATGAATATGTTGGGCAAGTCAACAATGACTATGACCAAAAGACACAGTTTATTGCTGCTGTATCATCTTATTTCCGCCAGATGACTCGTGAAGGAGCACTCGACGAAGTAGGCGAAAATAAAGCTAAAATTGATGTTGCAGCGCAACGTGAATATCTTGAGCTGCAAGGCAGGAATGTAGAGGATATGAGTGAACAGGAGATTAAGGAAGAGAATACTGGTAGTCAAGTATTTTTAGAGGCTGAAGTGCGTCTATTGGATGCTATGGAAGACCTTAGCCTAGATATTAATGTGTAACCCTTTGTTTTTTGAAGGGTTATTTTTTATGAAAAAAATGAAACGGAGTGAATAAATAATGCCAAAAGAAATTGAAGGACGAAGAGTTATCAATGGTAAGTGGGGCAAATTGTATTTAGATGGTGAATACATTGCCGAGGTACAGGCGTTTAGTGCTACTGTTACGCCAAATCGTGAAGAGATTAGTATGGTTCAAAGCATGGGGCAAGATAGTAAGTTGCTCAACTATGAAGGTGAAGGAGAAATAACCCTACATAAAGTATTTAGTAGAGGCAAAGAAGCTTTGATTGAAGCGTGGAGTGAAGGACGAGACCCTCGTAGCAAAATTGTGGCGGCTTTGGATGACCCAGATGCAGAAGGTGGGCAAGCTGAGCGAGTTGCTATTGATGGCGTATGGTTCAATGAGCAGCAAGTTTTAAACTTTGAGTCGGGTGAAGCAGGTACCCGAGAGATTTCTTTTGGATTTAACCCTGATAACATCGACTTTTTAGATACTATTGATGCTTAATAGTACATATTAAATACTGAATATTCAAATAAAACAATGGGGGAATTTAAAATGACAGAGCAACAATATAAAAATTTAACGGTAAAGGCACTTTTGGAGCGCAAGGACGAGATCAAAGATAAGCAACGCCAGCAGAGTACGCTATATATTAAATCACTCGACGCTACGATTAAAGTACAGGAGCCAGCAAACGCTGATATTCTTGACGCTATGGAGATGAAAGATGGCGGTGCCGATGAGTTTTTAATTTATAACAACGTAGTCGAGCCTAACTTAAAGTCTGCTGATTTGCAGAAAGGTTACGGTGTGCAGGAGCCAGAGCAGATTGTGAAGGAGTTATTCAAAAAAGCTGAAACCCATATGATTGCACAACACATGATGGAGTTAGCTGGCTACTCTAAAGGCTCGGTTAAAGCAGTAGATGAAACAAAAAACTAATTAAGAGTGATGGAGATGCTTATTTTCTCCATCACTATATACAGCGAGGTTTTTCACATGATTTTCTGCTTAATCTATCGGAAGCTGAAAAGCATTTTTATATATCATCTATGTACTTAAGCATTGATGAGCATATAGAAGAGTTGAAAACAATACACGGACAGAGCAAATAGTTGCTCTGTCTTTTTTATTTCCCCATATAGGAAGGGGGTAGAAAATGGCACAAACTTTAAGTGCTGTAATACAGCTTAAAGACGAGTTTTCAAGTAAGATGCAGAGTGCTTCAGACTCACTTGGCGATTTCGTCCAAAAAACAGACTCAAGTGGTAGCGCTGTAGGCGATTTAAAATCATCTATGGGCACTGCTGCAAAAGGTGCTGCTGCATTTGGAGCGGCTGTAGGAGCTGCTGGAGTTGCAGCAGGTGGCGCTATCATGGGAATGGGCGCTGATTTTGCTAACACAGCAGATGAGATAGATAAAGCAAGTATACGTGCTGGTGTTGGTGCTGAAAGCTTGCAGGAGTTGGAGTTTTGGGCAGGACAAGTTGGTGTGAGTGAGTCGGCTTTACAAAAAACGTTGGAGCGTACTAACCAGCGTATGGGTGAAGCTGAGGCAGGCAACGAGAGCTATCAATCAGCTTTAGATGATATGAATGTTGCCCTAAAAGATAGCGAGGGTAACATGCGTGATACAGATGATGTATTTAAAGATGCTATCCACAGTTTAAGCGACATTGAAGACAGTCAGGAGAGAGCAGCGCTTGCAGGCGAATTCTTCGGTGATCGTACATCTAGAAAACTACTCCCAGCAATTGAAGCAGGTGGAGATAAACTAGATGAATTAACAGACTCAGCCTCTGACTATGGTGCTGTTATTGAAGATAACGCTGTTGATGCAGGAGTTCTTTTTAACGATACCTTGGACAAAGGACGCAACATATTATCAGGCTTTTGGAACGAAATAGCTTCTAGAGCATTACCATATGCCCAGCAATTTATGGATTTTTTCATGGAGCATGCACCAGAAATGCGTGAAACATTTGGTGGAGCAGTTGAACGAGTAGGTAATGTACTAGTATGGGTTGGTGAAAAAGGGTATGAAGCCTTTCAAAGTGTAAAGGAAGCAGTAGAAGATAACGAGCCTACTATTGAAAGGTTGAGAGATACCGCTGAGGAGATAGGCGAGTTTTTCGTGGACGCTTTTGAAGAAGCTGAGCCAGCAATTGATTGGCTAATTGAAGAAGGCTTACCTAACACAGTAGACTATTTAGCTGATGTGGTTGATGGAGCTATCGATTTGTATGAAACAGTAACCGATAACTGGACGATGATTGAGCCTGTTGTATTTGGTATAGCTGGGGCATTTGCTGCATTACGAGCTGTTACAGTTGCACAGACTGCTGCTACTATTGCTGCTACTGTGGCGCAAAGAGGACTCAATTTGGCTATGATGATGAATCCATTAGGCGCAGTGATTGCTTTGATTGGGATATTAGTAGGCGTTGGTATCTCGCTTTACCGAAACTGGGATACAGTACGAGAGAAGGCAGGAGAGCTGTGGGATACAATATCTGAGACTTGGGATAGCTTAAAAGAAAGTACAAAAGAGACTTGGGAAGATGTTAAAGAGCGAGTGAGTGACGCAATGGATGAAGGTAGAAGGCGTGTGCGACGTTTCTTTTCACCGTTGCTGGACTTTATCGACGATGCCAGAGACAGATGGAATGAATTTACATCTATACTTGATAATTTTGAAATGCCGAGTATTGGTATGCCGGAGTTCATGGGCGGTGATGGCTTAATACAAACAGATGGAAGCCATAGAACAGGGTTAGATAAAGTGCCTCGTGATGGATACATAGCAAACTTGCACAAAGATGAGGCAGTTTTACCACGCAGAGAAGCTAATCAGTACCGCAAACAGGGCTTACAATATGAAGCACCTAAACAGACTAAAACTAATGCTTCACCTGCTACACAGAAAACAGAGCATAACAGCAAGTCGGTACATATCGAGAATATTACAGTTAACAGTAATGGCTCAAATGCTAAAGATCAGGCAGACGAGTTAGCAAAAGAGCTAGAAAAACGACTTGCTAATATGGCTTAAAGGAGGCAGGAAGGAATGAATATATACTTATCAATTAATAATAGAGAACAGGTAATAAAACTTCCTGTTCTTCCAAGTGAGCTAAGCATATCAGACCCACAGAACAACGAAAATTTTGACTCCATCGAAAAAGGTGAAATGAAATTAATAGGTAAATCAGGGCTGAAGTCTTTTGATATTCAGTCTTTTTTTCCTGCTAATGACTATTACTTTGTACGTGATCGTGCTTATTCCGGCATTGAATATATCGAGCTATTAGAAGAGTGGAAAGAGCGCAGAGTACCTATCAGAGTAGTGATTGATGAAATGAATATTAACTTGCCGATGGCAATTGAAGAGCTTACATATAGCTCTGAGGATGGCACAAAGGATATTTACTACACCTTGTCGCTTGAACAATTTCGCTTTGTTTTTGCTGAGAGGGTGTAGTGATATGCCACATAGATTACTACTTAATAAAGGGAATGAGCTAATTAACATTACACCAGTGGTAGATAACTTTAGCTGGAGTTCAAACATGGATGAGTTAGGAACTGAGCTTGACTTTGATATTATCCACTCAGATGCACGCTATGTACCTGAAAACCAAGTCGAGCTTGGCGACATGATCATATTAGAAGGCGCTGATGGCGCTGAAATAACACGCACAATTGTGGTTGATGAAAGTATTAATGGTAGACAGCCAATTAGTTACAGCAGCTTTGATTTAAGCTGGTATTTAAATAAAAATGAAGCAGTTTACCAATTTAATAGCACATCTGCTACAAGCGCTATACAGCGTATTTGCTCTGATTATAATATTCCTGTACTCGAAATAGCGCAAATGGCTACACAGATCAATAAGATATACAGCTCAGAAAATTTAGCAGCTATCATTGAAGATATTCTTGAACAGGTACAAAACGAAACAGGCACAAAATACATACATGAGATGCGATTTGGCGAGTTTTTTGTATATGCTGCGGTTGATATGGTAATTGAGCCTAAGTTTCAATTGGCTGAAAATTTAACAACTAGAGATATCAAAGATATGGTTGCAAGCCCCACTAGGAATAGATCAATCGATGATCTGAAAAACAGGGTGCAAATCGTACACAATGATAGCCAAATTACACAGTTAACTGATCAGCCAAGTGTAGACGAATATGGTTTATTATCACATATTGAGGATATTCAAGATGAAGATGTATCCAGAGCTAGGCAGATAGCACGTAACAAACTTGATGAATTATCCAAAGTATCAGAAGAAAACAGCATTGAAACAATGGGAAATGATCAAGTGTTAGCTGGGCGAATGATCGACATAGAAGAGCCAATTACAGGCATGACTGGACGCTATATGATAACTAGTGTGCAACATACTGTGTCTAACGGTATACATAGAATGAATCTTGATTTAGAAGGGGTGAGCTAATGGCTGATGGCTATAGTAAATTAGCAAAATTATTCAAAGATAGGGAGAATCCTAAGCAAATGGGGATTATGACAGGCACAGTTATTGAGCCACCACCTGAGCCTAAAATCAGAATCGATGAGAATATTGTTTTGGATAAGCAGCACCTAATATTTGATGATGATTTAACAATTGAAAAAGATGATGAAGTAATCATAATTCCTGCTGGTAATCAGCAGGTTTTTTATGTATTGGCGAAAGCGAGGCGATTTTAAATGTTGCCTAAAGTCACAGAATTAAGTTTGCCTACTGAAAATGGCACAGATGAGCCAATTGAAAGCATTGATGATGCTGGATTAACCTATTTATTCGACTTTGCTACAGGTGATTTTGTTACACGAGATGGCAAGATGATTGAAGTAGAAGGTGTTGAAGCGCTCAAAATGTGGATACAAATGGTACTTAGAACAGAGGTAGGAAGATACAAAGTGTATGAAGATGATGAGGATTATGGAGTGCAGATAGAGGACTTGTTTGGATTTGACAGGGATTTTGCAAGAAGTGAGATTAAACGTGAAATCAGTAATGCGTTATTAGAAAACGATGAGATCGATAGTTTAACCAACTGGGATTATGAGTTTGATGGGAGCAAATTAGAGCTGTCATTTCGAGTTAACTCAATATATGGCACACATGATGAGGGGGTGGAGTTAAGTGGATAGAAATGAAATTCATGAAGAAATGCTTGATGATATACCAAGTAAACATGATAAACGTAAAGGACGCTTTATATATGAAGCAACTCGACCTGCTGCTACTCAATTAGAGAAAGCGTATGAGGCAAAAAAGGAAGTTGAAGATAAGCTTAGTATTGAAAATTTGTCCGGTGATGAGCTTGAGCAGCGCATTTATGAGCGTACTGGTATCGAACGCAGAAGCGCTACTCATGCTATCGTTTATCTCGATGTAGAGGGAAATGGAGAGATTAGCGAGGGTGATATTGCAGAAACTGAATCAGGTACGCAATTTGAAGCTGTCGAAGATAAAGAGATAGATGATGAAGCAGAGGTTGAGTTTCAAGCTGTGGAAGCCGGAGAAAATGGCAATGTGCCAGCTGATCAAATCACCCATTTGCCTGTTACATTAAGCGGTATCGACTTAGTAAATAACCCTGAAGCCTCCTTCGATGGCTTTGAAGCTGAATCAGATGAGGAGCTACTTGAGCGTTATTATGAGCGTATCCAGACTCCTGCTACAAGTGGTAACAAAAATCATTACTTAAATTGGGCAAAGGAAGTAGATGGAGTAGGAGAGGCTAGAGTGTTCCCATTATGGGATGGTGATAACACAGTTAAAGTAGTTATCATTAACGCTGATCGGCAGCCTGCCAGTGATGAGTTAGTTGAGGATGTGCAGGAGCACATAGACCCTAATAGTGAAGGAAAAGGGGAAGGTGAAGCGCCTATTGGTGCTTATGTGACTGTTGAGAGTGCTGATGAATTAGAGATCAATGTGGAGTTTTCTGCTACTTTATCCAGTGGATACGAAGAAGAAGAGGCACTTGATAATGTAAAAGAAAATATTACTGAGTATTTATATGATATTGCTTTTGAAGAGGATTTTGTTAGTTATGCTCAAATTGGCTCCATCGTGCTTAATTCCAATGGTATCGGTGATTATACTGACTTAGAAGTTAACGGTGGCACAAGCAATATTGATATTGAAGATGAAGAGGTCGCTGTTTTAGGTGGTGTTGAGATTGTCTAATGAGATGATTAATACACTGCCTTTATTTTTGCGTAAAAGTGAAGTATATCGAGATATTTTTAACAGTAAAGGCGAGCAAATACAGGCTTTGCTTACTGATATTGAGGATATTGAGCAGCAAATGAACGTAGACACAGCGACATGGGGTTTAGATGTATTTGAAAAAGAGTTGAATGTTGAGATTGACCGCAGCAAGCCATATGCTGAGCGCAGAAGTGTGATAAAGAGCCAATGGCGAGGTAACGGGCAGGTTGATGCTGATTTAATTAGAGTGGTAGCTGATAGCTACACAAATGGTGATACTGTGGTTAGTTTTAATGATGCTATTGTAGTAGAATTTACCAGCCAGATTGGGAGACCGCCTAACCTAAGTGATTTGCAAGAAGCGATTGAAGAAACTAAGCCTGCTCATTTGCGAGTAGAATATGACTTTAGATATTACACAATTGATGAGGTATCCAGCATGACAATTAATGAGCTAAGCAGCATACAACTGGAAAACTTTGCAGGAGGGGTGAGTTAATGAGCGATAAAACATACACAGAAGAGTTAGAGTTATATCAGCCTAATCCTGAAACAGAAGGCGAAGATAACTTTAATTTGGATACTATACTTAATGATAATTGGAAGAAAATAGATGATTTTGCTAAAAATATTAGCGAAAATATGGATGGCGAAACGGAAGAAAAGCTCAATGAAATTGAAGAGAGTATTGGCAATTTAGAAGAGCTTGATACAGATGAAAAGGAAAATTTAGTTAAATCCATTAATGAATTACTAGAAAAACTTGCTGCGCATTCGGCAGAGATTGCATCATCTGACCAGTTAGGACACGTTAAAATAGGCAACAATTTGACGGTTGAAGGAGATGGAACGGTACATGCGGAAGAAGGAATATCAGAAGAGTATGTTGATGATGAAATAAGTAGCCATGCTTCTCAAAACAATGTACACGGATTACGAGAAATTACCGTAGAAATTGGAGAAGATGCGACGGCAGGGGGAGGGAGTTCTACTGCTGTAGGTCGTGGGACTTCAGCCGAAGATACTAGCGCAACAGCTTTAGGGCGTTACGCTTCGGCAGAGAGTATTAATACAGTAGCTATAGGTCATAATGCTATAGCAGAAAATGGAAGTGATCATGTAATAGGAACTTCTTTTCGTTCAATTATAATTCCCGGTGATTTTACAGTCGAAGGCTCAAAGGACTTTGAAATTGCACATCCTCATCCAGACAAAAAAGATACACACCGACTACGCCACGGGGCAGTCGAATCTCCAACCGCAGGTGATACACTTTCTCGCTTTGAAGTAGAAGCAGAGGAAGACAACGAAACGGTTGAATTGGAATTGCCGGACTACTTCCCGTATCTCAATACCGATGTTGAATGTTGGGTAAACGGTGTAAAGCACTTCGGAAATGCTTATGCAGACGTTGAAGACGATGTACTCAAAGTCACTTGCGAAAAAGCCGGAAAGTACCGAGTGCTAGTTATCGGAACACGTAACGATGATGCCGTACAGCAAAACGGCAAGCAGAAAATTGAGCGTGAACGCGGAGTTAGTTGGACAGGCGAGACTTACGCTTATTCGGACGATGAAATTATTGAAATAGATGAAATTACGGAGGTTGGATAATATGGATATTGTTATCACTAATACAAAATTACGCTTTAAAAACCCAGAAACAGGCGGTGTGACTCGTTCCACAAAAGATCACTACAACGGACGTAGAATTTTTGCGGAAGTGGACGGAGAAGAACAGTCATTCCGATTTAAAAAGGATGAGTTACCGTTCGAAGCAACGGAAGAGGATATGGAAAAAGTGATAGAGGAACGGTTAAAAGAAAAGGAAGATGAAGACTAATAGGAGGATAATGCGCAGTAAAAGATAAATTAAAATATATCCTTTATACCCAAAATGTAGTAGGTAAGTTATAATAAAACTAATATACTATTAAGGAAGGTTTTACAATGATAGCTATGGGTATAAGGGTAGCTCCAAAAGAAATTACATATTCAATTTTAGAAATCACAGGTGAAGAAATATCAGAAATAAATTACAATACTAACACATTAAAAATTCCATTAGCTTTAAATGATGATACGCCACGTCAATTATCCTTCATTCGAACTTCATTTCTATCAATAATAAGTGAAAACAATGTTTCTGTTGCTGGTTTAAGAACCGCTGAAACGGTAGCAAACCCAGATGTTTTTAGGATGAATGTAGAAGGAGTTATTCAAGAGTTGCTCTCAAACAGTTGGATTGAAAGCTATTTCACTGGTAAATTAAATTCAATTGCTTCTAAGTTAAATAAACCAGTGCAGGAGATAACAGACTGTAAGAATGGCGAAGATATATTCGATGTTCAAGATTGGTCGAAAATTAATTCGAATAAACGGGAGAGTTTTTTAGTAGGATTGGCAGCTTATAAAAAGGTGGCAAAGTCATGA